ATAGCTGTTATGAGCTTTTTGAGAAAGTTTTTTAGATCCTTGCTCATATTTTCATTTCCATCCATATATTTGGAAAGAGCTACTCCACAAATAAAAATCACTACAGCAATTATCTTTAATGCGGTTTGACTTACATACATTTTTCATCACCTCTCTGACATTATACACCTTTAAATTTTATTTGGAAAATCTTTGAATAATATCTTGCATTTACTGGTGGGTGGTAGTAATATAGTAGCAGGTAAGTACAGGATGCTTCGGCATCCTTATGTTTAAAGAAGTAACTATTCCTAAAATCATAAGATTCGGGATAGTTAAATAAACTTTAAGATAGGGTGGGGAACCACCGCATATCATAGATGTACTTACCAAAGCAGGTAGGTACATTTTTTTATTTAAGGAGAACACAGACATGAAGCACACAAAGGTGATCCAGTCGAGATTCATTGACGGAACAGATGGACATGATGCTTGCGCAGAGTTCAATCAGGCAATGATGGAACTTGCGGAGCTGAATCCTAAGTTCGAGAGAAATGGCAACTCGTTCTGGATTTTTTATTCTGTCGAGATGACAGAACCGGAGAACATCATCGAGGAGCATGAGGCTGCAGGTGAGAATGCACACTGCCTTGACTGCCCATACATGATGAGAGATCTCAACAGATTCGGCAACATCGATGCCAGGAAGAAGTGGGGAACATGTGGTAAGACCGGTGAGAGAACAAATATTGACAGCAGAGCATGTGAGATCTATCACAATCTGTCTGACAAGGAAAGGAGAAGATTTTGAAGAACAAAAGAATCAGAGTGGCAATGGCACAGGCAGGAATAACGCAGGCACAGCTTTCGGAGATCCTGTCGGTGCCTGCCGGAGAGATGTCGATCATGCTCAAGTATGAGCTGGCTGTCAGAGAACAGAATGACATAGTCTCCAGGATCAGAGAGTGGGATGCTCTCAGAAAGAGAGGAGCGTAATGCTGCCAGGAATAGGAGATTACACAGAGCCATACGAAGAAGAATCATACGATGACTACTATGACGGATGGTATGACTTCAACGATGACAGAACAGAAGAGGAGTAGATATGGGAAAGCATGACAAGAACGAAACCAAGTTTACTTGGGAACCGCCAAGAGATGATTACTACAAGGCAGAGATTTTGAAGCTGCAGTCTGAGAATGCAAGACTGAGAGATGAGCTGCATAAGACGCAGATGAGCATCGGCAACTATGAGCTGGTCATCGACCATCAGGACGAAGTTCACAGCGGATGCGTAGCAGAGTATAAGGACCTGCTCGATGAGAAGGATGAAGAGATCGCAGTCCTTAAGGGTGAGATCAAGATGCTGAAAGAGGCTGTAGTAAAAGGCGCATTAAGAGAGGTGCTGGCATGAAAACTAAACTTATCACCATCCAGCAGATGGTAGAAAACATTCTGAGGCAGTATCCAGGCACAAGAGACAATGACAGGGAACTTATCTCTACGCTGTATGGGAAATACTACAGCATCGATTTCTACAAGCCGTGGGGTGCTGTGATCAGAGACAAGAGCCTTCCTAGCTTTGAGAGCATCAGAAGATGCAGACAGAGACTGCAGGAGAAAGACGAGACTCTCAGAGGCAGCAAGGCTTCAGAAGATGCAAGACTGGATAAGCAGGAAGAATACCTGGATTATGTGAAAGGAGCATAGACATGAAAGCAATTATGAATGTGATCGGATGGGCAGCATTGGCTGCAATGTCAACAGCGTTTGGCTTCTTTATGGTAATAGCGGTAGCTGCAAGCTAGGAAGGAGAAATAATGGCAAGGAAGATAGCTGATACGAAAAAGATTTCTCACGAAGAGTGGTTGGCTCTGCGCAAGAAATCCATAGGTGGTTCGGATGCTGGTGCGTGTGTGGGTATGAACCAGTATTCCTCACTCATTACATTATATGCCGATAAGAAGGGCCTGTCAAAAGATAAGGAGACATCTGAGGCAATGAGACTCGGTACGGATCTTGAGCAGTATGTAGCTGAGAGATTCACTGAAGAGACAGGACTTACTGTCAGACGAGACAATTACATGTACGCAGATGATGAGTATGACTTCATCACAGCGAATGTAGACAGGAAGATCATGGGTATCAATGCCGGCCTTGAGTGTAAGACGATGGGCAGCTTCAATGGTTATAACCTTGAGGACGATGAGATCCCATCACACTATTACTGTCAGGTGCAGCACTACATGATGGTCATGGGATATGAATTCATGTACATGGCGATCCTCGTCCTTCAGAGAGGACTTTATGTCATAAAGGTAGAGCGGAATGACGAATTCATAAAACAGCTCAGAGAGGCAGAAATTCGCTTCTGGACGCACTACATCGAGAAAGATATCATGCCAGAACCGGATGGCAGCGATGCAAGCATAGAAACAATTAAAGAGATGTTCCCTGATGCGACACCGAAAAGTGAGATTGCTATCCCAGGACTCGACTCTCTTGTCAGAGACTACAAGGCATATTCAGAGCTTGAGAAAACCTACAAGGAGAAGAAACTTGTGGCACAGGCTCAGATTTGTAAGAGGCTCGGAGATAACGAGGTCGGTGTAGGAAATAACTTTGGATGCTCCTGGAAGAAGCAGAGCAAGGTATATGTCAATCCGAAGAGACTGGAGAAAGAGTATCCGGCAATATACAAGAAGCTGGCAGAAGTAAGTGAGTACAGAGTATTCCGCACAAGGAATCTCAGCAAGTAGATAGATAAGGAGAAACAGATATGGCAAACGGAGTAAATGTAAACGGCAAGGTCACAGTACCTGCAAAAGAAGAAAAAAAGAATATACCATTTTCGCTGATAGTAAAAACAGACGCATTCAAGGGCCTGGTCAATAGAACATTAAATGATCCTAAGAGAATTGCAGGATTCACAACATCTATCGTTTCGACAGTAACAATGAATCCGCAACTGTCAGAATGTGATCCGTGGACAATAGTATCCGCAGGACTCCTCGGTGAGTCTCTGAACCTTTCGTCAGCATCGCAGCTTGGACAGTTTTACATCGTGCCGTTTAAGGACAACAAGAACCACAGGACAGTAGCGCAGTTCCAGCTCGGTTACAAGGGGTATATCCAGCTTGCTATAAGAAGCGGACAGTACAGGAAACTGAATGCGATGGCTATCAAGGAAGGGGAACTGATCAAGTATGATCCTCTTAACGAGGATATTGAGGTTCAGCTTATAGAGAATGAAGCAGACAGAGAAGCTGCACCGACCATCGGATATTATGCGATGTTCGAGTATCTCAACGGATTCAAGAAGGCTATCTACTGGAGCAAGGAAAAGATGGAAGCTCATGCAAGGACATACTCATACGCATACAGAGCAGGCTACGGATCATCCTTCTGGCTGAAAGATTTCGACAGCATGGCCATCAAGACGATGCTGAGACAGCTGATATCTAAGTGGGGAGTCATGTCTGTAGAATTCCAGAAGGCTTATGAAGCTGACATGGGAGCAATCAGAGAGGACGGAACCATAGATTATATCGAAAATGTTCCCGATGTGGATATGCCGGATGCAGTAACTGATGTAGAGGTTGAGGAAGAACAGAAGTAATCATGAAGGGGTATATATTCCTGCAGAGACAAATACTGGACTGGGAATGGTGGTCCGATATCAAGACCGCAAGGTTGTGGATCACCATCCTCATGCTTGCCAACTTTGAGGACAAGAAATGGCATGGAATCGAAATCAAGAGAGGACAGCTGCTGACATCACTCGAAAGTCTAAGCCAAAAAAGTGGACTTTCAGTTCGTTCTGTGAGGACTGCACTAAATCACTTAATTTCGACAGGCGAAGTGACATGCAAACCGACAAGCAAATATACCATCATAACCGTTGAAAAATACAATGATTATCAGTATGACGCACATGGAATCGACAAGCAAAACGACATGCAAGCTGACAACCAATCGACAAAGTACCGACAAAGTACCGACAAAGTACCGACAACAACTAATACATTAAATACATTAAATACATTAAATAATTATTATCATATGCCGTTGTCAGACGATGACGAAGTGCCAGGAACAGAGGAATTCTGATGAAGAGAAAACACCTTATAGAGATGAGAGATGAATATGAATTCAGAACAGTGCTGTCAAAAGCAAAGATATCTGACGAGGTTAAGCTCTCCATCATAAAAGAGAGACAGAGATATCTTGCTGACAACCACATCAGAAAGAATACGAAGTCGATACCTATAGGACCATACAGAGATCCTCTGACCGGACTTATCAGGTTCAACACAGGGAGATAGAAGGAGAAGATAATGGACAATGAAGAGATCATGCTGGTAGATAAGTGGTTCGACAAGCATACTGAGAACTACGGCACGCATCGTTACGAAGATGAATACTCCGTAGATGAATATGACCTGGGCGAGTTCTCGGATTTTCTCAGAGAATACTTTCCGGATCTTATATATATCCGCTGCCACTTCGGAACCAGCGATAGTGCAATCTGGTTCTTCAGAAGTGATCTGGAAGAGGCAGTGTTTGCGTAAAGGAGAAGATGATGAGTAGCCTGATAGATCTTTATATCAATGACAGCGGAACAATCAGACGGATAGGAGATAACTGTCACGACCAACTGACCATAGACGAGCATGGAAAGCTGCACTACTACAACTTGCAGAACGGTGATGGCTGCACACTCGGAGAAAAAAGAATGCACGATGAATGCTTCTATGAGTTTGTAGCGAATACAGATGAGTACGGCTATAACTATGATCCGAGAGAAGGGTAAGACACGATGAAAACCGAAACACTATTTTCGCACAGAAAAGATGACTGGGAAACGCCAGAAGCTCTTTTCCAGGAATTAGACTCAGAGTTTCACTTCGACCTGGACGCCTGCGCATCAGACGAAAATCACAAGTGTGATATGTACTACACCATTGAAGACAATGGCCTTCTCAAAAATTGGGGGGGTCACACAGTCTGGTGCAATCCACCATACAGCAACATAAAAGCGTGGATGCGTAAATGCTACTACGAAGGGCATAAGCCTAACACTACAGTAGTGGCCCTGGTGTTCAGCAGGACAGACACAAAGC